ATGTTATTTGTATTTGTTTCTATAACATAAATTATTTAGTAGATTTATATATTTTCTTTTCATATCTTATAATCACCAATATGGCTGACATCATGGAAACTCTTTTTGGTCCTCTTGACCGCAAATTCTGCGATTACTTCTGGCTTTTATCTGTTTTAGGATTTGTTCTCCTTGCTGTTTTGTTAATATCTTCTTTGTTAGTTGGTATTTCTAAAAACAAGGGTTCCGATTTCTACTTCCAAACTATTTCTATTGCATTAGGTTATGCTATTTTCTATTTCCAAAATAGATTATTACATTCCATGTGTACCGGTTCAATGAACTAAATCCGTTTATTTGTAAAATCATTTTTTTCAGTATAATATAAATTCATTAATGGATATTTTATATTATAGTAATTATTGCAAACATTCACAAAGTATTATACAAACTTTAGTCAAAAGTAACTTGACTGATAAAATCAGTTTTGTTTGTATTGATAAACGTTCTCGTGACCCGTCTAATGGACAAACATACATTACTCTTGAAAATGGAGGTAAAGTTATTATGCCACCAAATGTACACAGTGTTCCTTCGTTATTAATTATAAAAGAACAGTATCGGGTTCTTATGGGAGATGATATTATTAAACATTTACATCCCCAAATCAAAAATACTATGTCTGCCAATATGCAGCCAAATATTGAACCAAGTGGATATTTTTTAGCAGCATCAAACGGCGGAACAAATATAATGTCTGAAAAATTTACAAGCTATGATATGACACCAGATGAGTTAAGTGCAAAGGGTAATGGAGAAGCCAGACCATTATATAATTATATATCTGTACAAAATGATATGAATCTTATTAATACTCCTCCTGATGATTATAAACCAGACAAAGTATCCAATGATGTTACTTTAGACACGTTACAACAAAAACGGATGGATGATATTGGTCAATCTAATAACCCTATGCCGAATATACAACCCAGGTCTATATAATTTACAAATATCCATCAATGCTCTGGATAATATTTATAATATAATTCAAGTATATCTTCTTTATGTCTTAATACAAAATTCACAATGTAAATAAATAATAACCATGATTGTAATAATTTTCTCGTATAGATATTATTAATTATATAACCGATAGCCTTACCCAGCCTTTGATATAAATCATAATGACCGTGTATGAGTATTGGATGATTGTATGGGCTATCTAAATCTTCGTCTTCATAAACCTCTTCGTCGGGTGCAATACGATAATAAAATGGATTTTCATAATTGTGTGTAATTATTGTTTCATTATTCATAATTTTATTAAAATAATCAGGCATAAATCTATTACAAAATGTTTCATCGAAATACACATATGACTCTCCATCATCTATATTGATAAATGAAATATAGGTTCTACATAATGGACAGTCCGGATAATACTCATAACTGTCTTTATGATATTTGTACAATCCGGTCAAATATAATTTGACGCAATTAATACAAAAACTATGATGACAGTTCAATGTGCATATATTATTTTTTTGAAGCGAATCTAAACATATAGCACAATTTTCAGCGTATATTAGTGTATGGGATTCCACATAATGCATATTAATATCATAACAGTATGGTCTCGGGGATATTTTTACAATATCTATATAAATATTCAGTATGTTTTGTAATTCAGTATTACATTGTATTTCACTTGCATAATTCCATAATTCGTTATTATCTATATAAGGGATATTAATATATTCCTTATTTATAAATGAATATACCTCATCCAAATACTGATAATATAATTGTAAATCTGTTTTAGATGGGTATATTGCTATTTTTGAGTTATAATCATTTTTATATAGCAACACACGTATTTCTTGGGGGGTTAACGAAATGAAACAATACAATAAATAGTTAAAATTGTGTTTTACCATAGAATACATATGTATTACTGCATCTTTACGAATTTTATTATGTAGAATACTTATTGCTGGATGTTTACAGTTATTTATATAATGTCCTATTTCTTTACAGTACGCACATTTATTTGTTTTCATATTATATATTTGTTCAGATTTTATATTTATCTTATTCGCTTATATGTATAACGATAAATCTACTAAATCCAACAATTTGTATCACAAACCTCTGGTTAAAATGACTATTACTGAAAAAAATAATCGCAATTATAAAGAAACATGGGCTAATATTGGATTTAATGCACCTTGCCCTGAAGATTGTGAGCATGAACATCCTCTTACTGGTAAATGTATGTCACATTATGATTACCAAGTTTGGATTAACCGCTATCGTAATTATAAAAAATAAATTATTATACTATTTTCTAATAATATTATAATGGTCACACAAAAGAATAAAAAGAAGACTTTAAGAAATAACCGTTCTAAAAAACAAAAGGGAGGCGGTTTTCTGAAATATAACAAGTTTCGTGAAGCAATTGACAGTGGTATAGTTGAAAATGTTAAAAAAACTATTAATAATTATACCTTAGATATAAACAAAACTATTATAGAGGATGTATTCATCTTTGATGAAGATACCGCTCTTATGTATGCATATAAAAATAACAAATATGATATTGCTGCTTACTTACTTTTAGAAAAAGGTGCTCATGTGAATATAAGTGGTAAGGATAGAAATACAATGCTCATGGAATGTATTAAAAAATATATTAAATCTAATGGTAATGATGATTTAGATATGATGAACAACGTGATTAAATCAGGAGCGGATGTAAATGCATTTAATAATGACGGTAAAACACCTTTTATGATTGCAGCAAGGGCTGCAGCAGAATACGAAACAAAATGGAAACCAGAAGACGAACCATATATAGAATATGGAACATATATGAATATTGCACATGAGGTAGTAAAACTTCTAATTGAAAAATATGAAAATAATATAACATTTATAATGAGTGAAAATATCGGAGAAGCAATTACAGAATGGAATTTATACAAAAGCACTGGCGTTAATACTTGGGTACAGTATATTCCAGGAAACGGTATACAGGATTGGGATGTTAGCGATGTCATTGATATGTCTGAATTATTTTATGACTATCCGGATTTTAATGATGATATAAGTCGTTGGAATGTAAGTAAAGTAACCGATATGAGAGGAATGTTTCTATCTGCAGCCTCTTTTAATCAAGATATAAGTCAGTGGGATGTAAGTAATGTAGAGGATATGGCAGGAATGTTTCAAGAGGCAGAAAGTTTTAATCAATATATAGGTAATTGGGATGTACGTAAGGTATACGATATGAATCATATGTTTACCAATGCATACGAGTTTAATCAATATATAGGTAATTGGGATGTAAGTAATGTAGAGGATATGGCAGGAATGTTTCAAGAGGCAGAAAGTTTTAATCAAGATATTTCTACAAAAACAATTAATGAAGGACAACCTAACGAATATACTGCTTGGTATGTAAATCCGGATACCGATATGAGAGATATGTTTATGGATTCTGGACTTATTGATGAGAATGGTGATTTTCGTATAGATAAACTTCCTCTAGAATTTATTAACCGAATTGGCACTGCAGATTTTAACAATGGTGTTTTTAACAATGGAGATTTTAACAATGGAGATGTTTACGAAGGAGAAGCATATGAAATTCATAATGCATTTGACAAAATTAATCAAAAACGATATATTGAAACTATAAATAAATATCTTACAGATTTAAATGAAGAAACACCTTTTTTTAAAGATGGGAAGTTATTACCTATAAGTACCCGTGAAAAAAAATTAACTATTGTAGATGAAATAAAAAGTGTTAGTAGAATAGCTTTTAATGAACATATAAAAGATTTTTCTGAACCAGAAAAAACTAACAAACAAAACGCTTTTCGTTGGGTAATACAAAAGTTTTCAGGTGGGGAAGGACTTATAGATGATAGAAAAATTATGACAATAGTATTAATTACATTTGCCTATGTATGGTCTTCACAATGGACTGATGCCGAACGCGGTAAATATATATATACATGGATTACTGATAATGCAGAAGCGTACAGTTCTAATCGTAACGCGGCTGCCAATGTATCCTGTACAAAAGGTATATTTGAACGTGTAGTGCAATCATTAACGGTTATCTTAGCTAAAGATGACCTTAATGAAACTCAACAAACCATTTTAAATATTATTAATAATGTATTACCCGATATGGGTGAAATCTTTAAATTATGGGTCAATAATACAGATAATGATGAAAATATAAAAACACTTATTGCAAATGCTAAAACAGAAGAAAATGTTTTTGCTTTTGCAACATCTGTAGATAAAAAAACCTTACGAGATTCATTTACCGAATTTGCAAAAAATATATATGAAGAACATGGAAAGACAGAAGAAGAGTTAATGAATGATAATGCATTTACTGATTATATAAATGGTATTGATGAATATATTCAATATGGTGGTAGGCGAAATCATAAATTAAAGAAAACTAAACCCAAAAGAAAAAGCAAAACGGTAAAAAAGAAAGACTCAAAAAAGAAAGACTCAAAAAAGAAAGACTCAAAAAAGAAAAAATAAATAATGATAATAATATATATAAACAGAAACCAAATATATTATTATTAGTATGGGCGACAAATCATCTATTAATAAAGCTTTTAACAAATTAATTATCTCCTTTTTGGACGATATTATTTCTATTTTTCCGGAACAACAAGATATAGCTACCGCAAAAACATCATTATTGTCATTTAAACAGATGAATCCTTCCATTTTAATTAAATCATGGCACAAATTAGTTTATACACCATATTCTCAGGTTATTGAGGCAGGTGACGTTAATTTCTTTTTTGAAAAAGATTACAGTGCTGATTTACAAAATATACCCAATGGAAAAGAATTTATGAAAATGATTGATAAAGTACGTGCACCTATTAAGACTATGGATGATACTAATCGCGGTCATTGTGCTGATTACATTTTAAAATTGAGTAAATTATCTGAAATGTATAGTTCTATGTAAACAAAAAATAATATTATACATTGATTTGTATAATATTATGATTTCTAACTGTGGTTTAGTTGTTGCAAGATAATATTGTTAATAGTTCTAATGGATGTTTTTTATCAAAATATTCTTTTATTATCTGTTTTGTTACCAATTTTTTTATATTATGTTTTCGTGGGTAAATGTAATATTCTTTGTGGATTTGTATCATATATGATTTATATTGTATAGGTAATTCTGTCATTGTTTTCATAATGTAATATTTAATATACATTTCATGCATTGTACGAATAAACAAGTCATATATTTGCTTTACTATATAAAAATTCTTATTTATCTTGTGTAGTTTATACATTTGCTCTTCTTTTTCTTTATAAATACGCTGCAAACATAAATATTGAAATATGATAAGCCTATCTATAGATACAATTTCTTGATTCAACTTATAAACAGAGGTGGATATAGTTGTTTGCATACCCGTTTTACAATTTGTTAATACCCATTTACTTGAACTATAATCATAATCTATATCCTCTAATAAATCGGTATAATAATCTTTTATTATGCCTTGTTTAGGGAAACAAATAACACCGGACAAATTTGAAAATACTTTCCAGTTTTCATATTCTTGCTGGGGTATATATTCTACTTGATTACATTCTGTTATTTTATACACTGAAATTAAATATAATGATGATTGAAACATTAACTGGTTTTTTATAATAAATGTATAACTATAATTTTTAGGAAAATACTCCAAAAATGACAAATTATTAAATGATTTGCATACGTCTCCACTCACAGCCGTAATAAAGGCTAACTCATCTATTTCTGGTATAATTAATTCACTATTTATTACCACGGGACTTAGTTTCCAAGAAGATATTCTACTATCGTAAAATACATGCAACATTCTTCCATCTATATATTCATGAATAACAATATCATTTAAAGATTTATTTAATGACTTAAAATTAGAAAATGTTAACGTTTTTGGTGGTGCAAATGCCAATATTTTATTTTCTGGTACTGAACTAATCACGGAACGATACATACCAGATTCCATATCATCGTGACATAGCATATCTTCATCGTAGTATTGTCTATTGTATAGCTTTCCGTTGTGATTATATTCATAATTATATACCATTTTTGAATTAATATTAGTATTTATATTTGTTGTATGTATATTATTTATCATATTGCAATTATAGATATATAACTTTTATCTTTAACTTATTTACATAAAACGTGAGTATTAATATACAATTGTTGTATTGTGCAAATATAATTTAGATACATAATATATATTTTATTATTCCGTATGGATATAGACAAAAGTAATACAATAGATATGTCTAATGAAATAAACCCTGATATATCATTAGAATTGGGAGATATCATTGAAATTATTGCACCTACAAATCCTGCACTACATGAAAACTCTATGTATATCAAATATATTGATAATCAACATATACAATTAACCCAAATCTCATCATTAGCAGAGGTACAACTTAATCTGGACGAATCTGGAAATTTAACAGATGAATCTATTATACAAATTAATTTATTAAGTCGTAGTCAAGATAAAGGTTATGCACGACAAAATAATTTATTACCTCAGAATTGGATAAGTATCCATATTAGTGGCGATATTCCCACAATTATAACTGGTGAAATTACTAATTTGGATGAAGATATGATTGAAATTATCACTTATCCTGAATTAAAAACCATTTTTATGGATTTTAAGTATCAAGGAATACCACTGAATATCCCTATTGATAAGATCGTAATACGCGAGAAACCCGCTACATTAAAAACTAAAGTTTCACTTTCTATATTAAAACAAAGGCTTGAAGAAGGCGAAGAATATGAAATTGGCGACGATGATGATGTTGAAACTGCTACCATTGAATTTACAGAAAGTGGAGAGTCTATTGTTAATATACCAGATGATATGACACAAACTGACAATATTCACACGGTTTTACATGATATGTATGTGGATGCAGAAACTATTGATTTTAACGATGATTTGGGAGAAGTCAAACACGCCGTTGAAAGAAAAGAAAGTGAACAACGTTTTGGCATTGATGTACAAGTAAATGATTTGATGGATGAGTTACTATCCACCATACCTAACAGTGAACGTACTGAAATGGTTATGAATAATATTCACAATTTAATTCGTAAATTTAAATTACTTCGCGAAAAGTACTCCAATTTTGATGATAACATGAATATATATGATATTAAAAAAAATGGTGATTATTATAAACCATTGGTTCAAAATATTATGAAAATGAATGTTCGTTTACAATGGCTTTTACCTACTGTTAAACTTCAGCGAAAAATATATGATGTACATAATGGCACGGAGATTGATGATATATTTGCAGATACCACATCATCCACATTAAATGATTTACAAACTATACAGAATGATTATTATGACCGCAATCCTAATGATACAAAAGATTATTCGTTGATGCAAAAACGTATTCAAGAAATCATGAATCCTATTAATGTTGACAAAAGTTGTGATAGTGCGTATACTACACAAGTACTCGCGGACATTGACGCTATTGTTGATAATTTGGATGATTTCAATAGCACAGTGTATACTCGTTCAGGAGCATCCAAACGTCAATATGTTATGCAGAGGTATAATTTAGGACTTAATAAATTATCTGACCAATTACTTAAAGGTGGAAAAACTGTATATACTCGCACCAATATGACTCCCAATGAAACTATGTGTTTAAAATCATTAATGGTATTACCTGCACCCATTGTCAAATTTTCAGCCATACAATTACCAACTACTAATATGTTACAGCGGGTTTCTTTACATCAACAATACTTTTCCTTATTTCGTGCATTACGTAAAAATACTGAAATTGTTCCTCATATATTAGATGATTTATCACATGAACTTGAATATGAAAAAATGGAAAAGGAAACCAAAGAAACCATTTTTAAAGGCATACATGAGTTTGCTTTGGGGGATGTTGATTATATTGATAACAATGAACGTTTTACAAAATTTGTGGAAAGTATTATTCCACAAACATTTACTCTTATTCAACTTTTTCATAAATATATGAAGAATAAATTATCTATGGTCAGTGTGGTTCAACAATTAGAACCTTTTATGATTTATACCGAAGATATTACTTACGCACATTATAAAGCGATTCGTCACTTTGTAAATAAAGAAATTCAAAGTTTAAAGTCTTATATTGGAGAAAAATCAACACAATACAGTAAAATGCATAATTATAATTATCATGTCATTGACAATCCCAATATTGTTCTACGTCTTTTGGCTGAGAAAAAAGATATTTCTGACTCTTTTTTCCAAGTTTACAATTTAGTACATCCTAATGATAAAAAACCACCGGAATTATCTCCACATGAATTATTAAATCGTATGATTCAAATGGATACTGGAACTGTTTTTATGAATGCTATCACCTCTATTATGGTATCACTTATTACTCCGGATTCTATTACACAACAGTTAACCACCCAATCTGTTGATGATATGAGTGATATTGAAAAAATAAAGCCATCAGATTGTAACCTTCGTGTATTGTCTAAAAAATATACTTCATTAAAAGAATTACAAAAGGATAATCTTGTTGATATTATTTATTTTGATAAAGATTATGATGATACGCCTTACGATATTATTGAAAAATATAAAGATGAACAGGCCAAACTTGACCCTGCACTTTTTCTTGAATTTTTAATTGAAAATCTAATACAACGTCATGATTGTCTTGCACATATGGCACCCGAATTAGCTAAAACATTAATTGCTAAAAAGAAAGAGGTTGTTTCTGGTAATTATGCTGTATTAGAAATAAAACCAACATTAAAACAAGGGATAGATGAGTCTAAGTTAAATGAAAAAGATAAGGAATCTGTTGAGGCTGAAGCTGACATTCGTAAAAAAATACAATATTATAGACGATTGAAGAATATGTGGGTTGTTGATACTGATGTTACGTTAACTACGTTTATGGATACACAATCACTTTATTGTAATATTAACGATTCTTGTTTATATAATGATAAATCACGCATATGTGAATCTCGTGAAAATGCCAAAATTCGCATTAATATGGAGTCTACAAAGGAAATGAAAACGGAATTTGATAAACGATATAATGAATCTATTGATGACTTTGAAAATAAATTAGAAACCAAAATTGCATACTATATTAAACAGTTGAAACGTAATATCATGTTACGCGAAATACGCGAATACAAACCTAATAATTTAGCTTACGAAATTGGAAAACGATTTTCACAAACTGATGTTATTAAATCGGTTAATGTACAATTAAGAGAACTTATTATGGGACAACCAGATTTTATTAAAAAACAGAGTGATATATGCAAGTTTGTTACACATTATACAAGAGAACCTATGATTGAAAAATTAAATGATTCTCCGCATTGGTTTTATTGTAAAGATACCAATGCAAAGCTATTTCCTAAAACTATTTATGATTTAGCTAATATATTCGTTTCTGGAGGAAATTACCGAGATAAACAAGACGAATTATGTGCTACCGTTGGAGTTATGAGCGACGATGGTGATTCTATTGTTGACAAACATAGTGGTTATGTTATTCGTAAGCTTGATTTTAGTGAAGAAGAAGGATTTGATGAAACTGGATTTCGTATTACATCACATGCTATTATGGAAAAGGATTTGGGAGAATATTCACAAGATACTACGACAACTACTGTATTTGAGAGTGAACTCAGTGAAAAAATATACAATATTGCTAACATCTTATTAACGCGCATTAATATACCAATTAAAGCTATGGAGTCATTTATATTACGAGTATCAAATGAAGTTGCTGATAAACATATATTAACTGAAACTGCTTATAATAAACGCAATGAAGCTAATATTAAAAAAACAGGAAAACCATTGGGACCATATGATAAATATACAAATGAAACTATTATTATGATTGTCACTGCAATCACATTTGTCGGTATACAAACTGCTACACCTTCTTTTGAAGTTAGTCGGGTTTTCCCTGGATGTGTTAAATCATTTACAGGTTATCCATTAATCGGTATTGAAGATACCAGTGGTATTCAATATATGGCATGCGTTGTTAACAAAGTAAAAAGTTCTATTCAACCTTGGAACTCTATACAAAAATTAAATCCCGATAAAATTGCTACTCGTATCAAAGATGTTCTTATGAAATATATCGTTATTCGCAGTGATGTGGATGAATTATATACCGAAAAACGTTTATTTTTAGTAACAAAACCAGATATTGAAATTCCCAAACAACATGATATCTCTAAATGGCATCATTTTATGCCACCAGTTACTCCTTATTCTATTATTAAAACATTAAGACCTATCAGTGGAGATTTTAAACAAGAATTAATGGAATCTATTAAAAATGGCAAATCTACGCAAAATGATATGATATCATTATTACATAGTCGCATATCTGCATTTGGTTATGGCATTATTGAGGTTATTAATAAAATTGTTAAGGATAAAGATTTATTATTAAAAACTTCCAGCCAAATTCCATTCTTGGAAAATTCTTGTTGCAACGAAGATGGTAATACATTGATTAAACCAATGGTTTATTTTAACAGTGAAGACGAAAATATTAAAGTTCTCTTACAAAAGGTTCGTTCTATGATCAAATTTCAAACTACTATTCAAAAGATTTCTACATGTTCTTCTCTTTTTCATGACGAATCTACACGATTACTTCATCCGGATTTACCTACAGGCAGATTAGAAGAGAACATTTATGCAGCTATCATATATTATTGTAATTTTGATAAAAATCTACCTGTACCAGATGATTTATTATCTATATGTGGAGAAAAACTACCTGATTACAACCCGTCATGGTCTATCCTTGAAAAAATAGAGTTTATGAAACGTAATGGAAAACTCTTCACAATGGAAACATTATATAATTTGATGACTATTATTAATACCCGTAATGTTGTTGGTATAAACATGACTAATTCTGTAAACATTGTTGATGGATTAAATGATTTTATTGAACATTTGGATATTAGTGATTCTAATATATTTGGAGAACGTATACGACAACATTTACGAAACGTTATTGCTCAATATAGTCCTACGAAAATGCATGATACGTTTACACCCGAATTGAATGACTTTACTGATTATTTATCGGTATGTAATCAACGTATGTATAAAAAAATTATGGAATTCTTTGATGATTACGGTAATTTATCTGATAGAAATTATGACAAATTACGTTCTTATTTAATGGATATTACCAAATGGTCTATTGATAAAACCAACGATACCGTTAATATTTACGATAATGGATTATATACGGTTACTCAATATATACAAAATGCTACTGTTATGCTTTCTAAAGTTTATCCAGAACTTTTATTAAACAATGCATCTCCTTTCATGGTTGTTCCCAAACATTGGGGATTGGCCAAAGACCATATCCTTGACATTGAAACCTTTTTAGAAAAGTATCATCATAAGATCATGGCATTTAGTGACGACTCCACCCTTAATAATATTTTACAAAACGTTGTTGCACAGACTACTGATATAAATTTATTTATTAAACTATTACCATTGCAAACCGATATTCAAAAAGAAATTATTAACGAGTCTAACGAGAAACAGATACTTTCGTTCTATTCTTTATTTGGAAAAGACACCATATATTTGTTATTTACACATTGTTTCTATTTATTGTTGTGCAATTATATCAATCTCAGTGATGAACCTAACATTATTCGTACAGATAAACAACTATTAAAACAACAACAAAGAGAACATAATAATGAAGTTAGGGATTCTTCACTACAAATGGGTGCTATTTCGCAATATGAAGACAATACAGATGAATTAACAGAAGTACAAATATATGCAGATACACAAAATGTTGAAATAAAAAACAGAGTTGCTTCTTTACTCTATGCATTCTTACAAATTGAGATGGATAACAAAAAAGAATCCAATTATACATATGAGGAAGTTATCAAAAAAGTTAATATGGCAAAAGAACGTGAAAAGAAAAGCTTTGTTGACTATTTAGGTGTTGATAATATGTCCGACGAGTCCAGAAAGGCTGAAGTACTCATGAAAAAATACCGTTTAGGTAAATGGAACATTGGACAACAACGCGGTTTAGTTCATTATGATAAAGATACCTATACCAGAGAACGTAATGAAATGTTATCACAACTTAATGCAGATGTTGCTGGGAATGTACATCAAGTTGTTAATGAAATGCGCAGGGAAATTTATGATATTGAACAAGACGCCGACATTGAAGCTACACATCAAGAAGACGCAGAAGCGGTTGATATTAACGGGTTGGGTGATGATTATGAAGATGGAGTATTTTATGAAGAAGATAGAGAACCTAATTACGATTAGATATTTTTTTAATTTTTATGCAAATTTTGTATAAATCCCAGATTATTATTTATAGGCTTAATATAAATAATAAATGAATTATATTAAAGGATTTGTACACAATAATAAGGTTAATATTGCGGTTTTACTCTTTATATTTTTTGCATTCACATTGCATTTTTATCAACCATTGTTCCTATACACAGAAGATGGCGGGTTTCGCGAGTTTGGGGTCGGTTACAAACATAAAACCGTTTTTCCCATTTGGCTGGTTATATTCTTGATGGCTATTTTTTCTTATTATATTGTTTTGTATTATTTAGCGTATATGTGATAATATAATCATAGAATTATATACTATATTTATTGGTCTATGGATCTTCCTCAATTAATTGAAATCAATGCAAGCTCACATATACAACAAACCCTTCATAAATGTCATGTAAACCGATTAAATTTCTATTATTATGTTCTTAATATTTCGGTTCTCCTGTTGTTTATTTTAATTGTTGGATTTACATTATATTACTGTTATACACGTAAACCTACTGATTACGAAAAACATCAAAAAATATTACGCGACCAAGAATATGTTGTTTCTAAAATACGGTATTACCAAGAAGATAGCAAACAAAGACGAGAACAACAATCATCCAGTATTACCGATTTGCCGTTTATTCAAGCATAATATATATGTTATTATTATATATATATTAATGAACATTATTCATCAACAAAGAGAGCATATATTAGAGAACAATAACGTTGGTAAAACTGAATTACGTGATGTTCTCGTAAATACCAATAAAAGAGTTGAAAGAATTGAATTTAAAGAATCATTGCATGGCGATTTAGATTTCTCTATTTTAAAAGAGTTTGGATTTGGTTTAGTTGAGGAAATCGTTATAAATAAGGGGGACGTTACCAGTGTTACTAATTTACCGGAAGGACTAAAAAAATTTACATGTAACCATAATCTTTTATTTGAGTTGGAGAACCTACCAAAAACTATTGAGGAAATCAACGTGAATAACAACTATATTGAGCTTCTTGAGTTAGATTATCTCAAAAATTTACAGGTTCTCCATTGTTCCTCTAATAGAATACCCAGACTTGAGAAATTACCTACAACACTACGAGAACTAAGATGTGAAAACAGTACAGTTTTAGAGTCTTTGCATCTTGGAAATACTAAATCTCTTCAGGTTCTCCACATATCTAATACAAGTGTTCATATCATTTATGAATTCCCTGAGGGAGTTACTGATTTTGTTATGGACAACACGCCCAGTATTGAATTTCGTGATGCTGAAACTAATATTTCTTTAAATGCAGCTAAGAAAGAAGATGACGAACAGCGCAACAAAAATTATGTTGATACACTGAATGAATATTTTAAAATAAAATCAAAATATGAAAAGGAATTATCCAAGCTCAAACGTAAAGTATACAAAAAAGCACCTACTAAAAAAATGGGACGAATGGCTGTTTTATCAGTTAAACCTGGATGTATTAAATGTCAACGCCCGGTTGGTACTACATTTGGTATTAAAGACAGCAAATATATTGCATTATGTGGAGACCCACAAAACCCATGCAGCTTGGATATTCAAATTTTCAATAGTTTTATGCCAAGCTTTCGTGTTTTTTTTCAAGACTATAAAGATCAGATTGAGCAATCTAAGCAAAAAATCATATGTGATAAATTAGATGGACTCTTTAGTTACGTTACAGAAGAAGAATCTATTCGGGTATTTAATGAAGAAATCAATACATATAACCATCTTACCAAAGATTACGAGGAATTTCTTAAAATATATAACAATAACTATGATAATGACCTTACTAAGGCTTTGGTTATCAAGAAAAATGAATCTATATTTAAACTTATTGAATCTATTAAATCATTACTTGCTGAATACAAAAAAACAGATAATATTGAGTTCTTAAAACAATCTGTTCGGGTACAATACCAAATCAATGCCGAAGCCAGAAATCTACGCATGTTAAAATACGAAGTCATGGAAATGGATCATAGACTACCCGTTGTTCCTAACGAAAAAAGTATGATTATTCTTGATAATGAATGCCAATTAGACATCCAAACTAAAAAAGATAGTGATGTTTTAGAACATATCTTAGTGCAACGACCAGTTGAATTATCCAAAATGGAACATCTCATAGACGAACCTCCAAGTGTTATCAAATTTGTGAATTAGAGTGTTCTTTAAGTCCCGTTTTCCATTTATATATGTGTAACAAACATACAAATATATAAATGTATTTAACTCTTTATAACACAATTAGTTAATAATGGGTAATTTTACATATTATTTATTACCTCGTTCTTTAAGTCCTCTTTTCAATTTATATAGTTGTCAGAAAAATTCAGAAAAAAAAGTGGTTGCACTTTTCCAAAAATGGACATTTTCAGAATGTCCAATTTTGAGATATACGAAACACTTTTTTATTTCAGAAAACACGAAAATCCAATTTACAGCATAATGCAGCAAATCACGATTTTTTATAAAATATTTGACTGCACAAATTTTTAATTACTTTTTTGTAAAAATGATTTAGGGATTTTTTTTGTAAGTATATAATACTTACAAATGACTTACATAAAAATCCCAAAAAATCCCCCAAAATATTTATGTGAAGAATGCAACTATACTACGAGTAGTAAAAAAGATTTCAATAAACATAATTTGACTGCAAAACATCAAATACTTACAAATACTTACACAAAAATCCCAAAAATCCCCACTGCATACTCATGTGAGTGTGGAAAAGAATATAAGCATCGTCAAAGCTTAAACAATCACAAACGGCAATGTACCTATAAAATTCCAGAAATTCCCACAGCAGAAACGAATGAGTTTGTAGAAGATGTAACAGAACCCGCAGGGTATCATAGTATGATAGGAACATTAGTTAAAGAAAACCAAGATTTTAAGCAATTATTAATTGAACAAAGTTCCCAAATGATGGAATTAGCAAAGAATTCTCAAACCATAAACAATACTACTAATAATAATAATCAATTTAATCTTAATATATTCCTGAATGATACATGTAAGGATGCAATGAACATATCAGATTTCCTCGGTAATTTAAATATCAACATAGACGAAATAGAATACATAGGGCATCATGGGTATGTAAATGGTATGACAAAGATGATAATGGATCGTTTAAAGGATATGGATGTAACGAAGCGTCCAATACATTGTACAGATATAAAACGGGAAACGATGTATATAAAAGACCAGGATGAATGGAGTAAGGACACAGAAGAATTAACCAAGTTACGTAAAATATTAAGTCGTATAACAATGAATAATTATAGAACCGTTCCTCAATGGAAAACAGCTCACCCAAAGTGCGAAGAAATGGATACACGTGATTACAATTTCTGTTACAAAATGATGCGAGTGATATTGGGTGATGTGGAAGATGCACAGGTAAAAATGGATAACAAAATAATAAAAACAATGGCAAAAGGATTATTTTGTAAATAGTAAGAAATCTATACTGTCTAAGTCACAAATTATATTTAGAATATATAATTTGTAATGATTACTCGTGTTGATATATTAATCACATTGATTATAATTAGAAACTCCGTCCCAAGCAATATTATTCATATTAGCCCAACCCTTTTTAGAACACATCGGTATTTCACTATCCATCATATCTGCCAATTGAATAGCGCCAGTACTATCATTCTTAACTTTGGGATATGTAGTATTTTGAACGATATCGGCATTACTACTTGCACGCATTGAACCAATATTAGATGTACCAAATTCAGGAACCTTGCACCATACTTTGTTATTGTCGTCCATATAAGATTCCCATAAATCAGGACAGGTATTTGTAATAGGGGGATATTCAGTATCTGTATTTCCTCCTTTTTTATTTCCTACCATACGAGAGCCAATAAAGATTAATACAATTATTAATAGAATTATCGCGATTGCAATAGTTATAAAGTAAAACCACTCCATTATATATTAATGTTATAAATTATTCAGTACAGACTAATTTCATATTACTAAATATTTAGTAAGTTGTATATTTATTTCTGTATAAACATTATACCAAGAAAATGAATTTGACCAATATAGATATATATCAAACCAATCAAATTTTGGATAAATCTGTATATAATGGACGTGTTAATATAATGGAAGAACCCTCACCCGAAGTTCAGTTTAAAATGCAAGAACGTATCGCGGTCAAAAACAAAACAACCGAATATAGAGGAGCCATTGCAGGTGATTTAGAATCAAACTTATTATCAACAGTTTATTTTTCTGCAGACAATATTCAAATAATTCAAAATGGACTCCGTGCAGGTGTTTATAAAATATCTGGTGATAATTTTGTTATTGTACCACAGAACATGGATACATTGAAAATTATCATGCGAAGTATTTTTTTACAATATGCGGAATTTGATATGAATAATATAACAAAAGAAGTATCCAGATTGAATAAGTTGGTGCTTGATTATGCAGTACCAAGTGTATATAATGAAGCCGTTGGTTACATGAAATACCGTGAAGATCAAAGTACATTAGCGGTTCCATTGGCATTACCTCAACAAAGTGACCGCGAACACAAACAATTGGAATTAAAACCTTTTGTATAATCTGTTTATTTTATGTAAGATATGTTACTGATATATCTTACATAATGCCAATTTTTTCTTTGTATTATGTAAATGAACTCAAATTTATATAAACACCAGTTTATTATGTTTATCGTAATGATAATTATTGGTATGATATTCAATCCTATGAATATTTTAGCATATAGATTGACAGATTTGTATCTATCATTAACCCTATTTTACGGAGGTATATTAATGGCTTCTAATATGATGTGGGCACATGAGATTGTTCATTATTTATCAATGGGACATTTCAATATAGTAGTTTTCTCTATTGGAATTAGTTTGTCTATTGGTGTATCCATATTATTATTACGAGAACAGTTATTAGTTGATGATAAACAATGGTTAAGCCGAATGATACCTCACCATTCTACTGCATTAACTACAACACATAAAATTTATAATAAAACAAACAACCCAAAAATAAAGGATTTAGCAAAAGAAATAATCAATACGCAAGAAAAAGAAATACAATTAATGAAATCTATGTTATGAACATGATGTAGTTAATTATATCAATATTTCATTATTGTAATACCAGTTTACATAAGAACCATAACCTGTTTTTCACTGTCTGGTATAACACTATGTGTTAATACCGTATACATTGTCATTGCAAAATAGACGAAAAGACAAAACTCATATATTCGTTCAAACAATGATAAATTTCTTAGAGTGTACTTATAAATATACTCATGTACTATCAAGTTCCATCGTATAAAATCAAAATAACAGCACCAATATTCTATAGGAATATGGTTATAAACTGATTGTGCAAACAATGCAGTACTAAGCATAGTCCAGTGTGAAATTTGATATGGTATAAAAAATGCTCCCCCTTCTAAAAATACATTGTGTTCACCAAAAATAAGTTGATATATATGTACATATATATCTACTGGTGCAGCAACCAAAAACAAATACCAAACATATGGTAATTTACGAATCCAGTATTTATGAATATATGCAGTTCTACATGGTTTTTGATGAACTTGAAACGCGTTTGCATAAGAATCAGCCATTTCTTCTGTAAAATAATTAGTCTCACCAGCAGCGTGACTCATTCCACTATACATTAGATAGGTTACAGCGACTGCACGAGGATTGTAATCTTTTTTATATGCAGTATATTCATGTTCAACTCTATCATGCCATGGATTATTTTTTATAAGACGCATTTTATAAAACTCATTATTGTTCATGATTATATTATCAGTAATGATAATTATTTATATAGATTTATTATAAAATAAATCATGCTAATGAATTATACAAGGCGTAATAAAGGAAAAATAAATTTAATTATAGATAACCCACAAAACAATACAAAACCATATTCGGGACCAGTTATACATACATTTGGCGATAGTCATGCTAATTTTGGTTGGGGCGATGATATAAAAAAGAATAATATAAATTCTTCACTGTGTTACACATTTGGAAAAAAGAAATTACAAAGAATAGATATTAGAAAATTTAATGTAAAAACCAATGATACAATTATATTTTGTTTAGGGGAGATAGATTGTAGATGTCATATACATAAACATATTACACCCGATAATACATTTCAAATGATAATTGAAGAAATTATAAATGATTATATTGAAGCAATCC